TACACCTAGCCTGTATTGATGAGGCAGGACAGATGTCAGCCTATCAGCTTGGCTATATAAAAAGTAGATTGCGTTTGGGTGGGTATGAACCGAAACAGACACAATATCTGCCAAGATTGGTAATGACTGCCAATCCAGGTGGTATTAGTCATAACTTCTTAAAAGCCTTGTATATTGATCCATCACCGCCTGAGACGTACTTTTATGATGTAACAATGAAAGACCCTCGCAATAAGAGCGATAAGGGTTGGTTGTCAATGTATATTCCTTCAAGGATGGAGGATAACAAGTTTATTGATCCTAATTATGGTGCATCTTTATCTGGCTTGCCGTTTGAGTTGGCGAGAGCATTAAGAGAAGGTGATTGGGATTTAGTTGTTGGTTCTTTCTTTGGTGATGTTTTTAGAAGAGATCGCCATGTTATAAAGCCGTTTGAAGTTCCAGAACATTGGCTTAGGTTTAGAAGCTTTGACTGGGGTTCTACAAAGCCATTCTGTGTTGGTTGGTACACTGTTGCACAGCAGTCTGATGAGTTCCCAGATGGTGCATTGATTAAGTACAGGGAATGGTATGGGGCAGCAGGGCCAGATCGTGGGTTGAAACTGACTGCTGAAGAAGTTGCTCAAGGTATTAAAAGCAGAGAAGGTTTTGAACGCATCGATTATTCTGTAGCTGACCCTTCTATATGGAAATGGGAATCTGGGCCATCTATCGGTGAACGTATGGCAAAACTTAATGTACGTTTCAGAAGGGCAGATAATTCAAGAGTAGCAGGGTGGGATCAGATAAGACAGCGTTTGATTGGTGAAGATAATACACCGATGCTGTATCTGTTTGAAACTTGTACAGACCTTATAAGAACATTACCTCTGATGCAGCATGATCAGCACAGACCAGAGGACATTAATACAAAACAGGAAGATCACGCAGTTGATGAGTTGCGTTACTCAGCTATGAGCCGCAGTTATCAAAGACCGATACCTGAAATGGAAGAAGATATTTTTAGACCGCCAACCATAGATGAAATGATGGCAGGTCTTGATAATGCAACACCATATAAAACATGGAGATTATAATTGGCATACGGATCAGGCGAAACTGAGCCAACAAAAGAAAATGAACGTGCAGCTTTCTGGAACAGTAAGATTACAGAGGCTAGAAGGTTTGAAGAAACTTGGAGAGACAGGTCACAGGCATTAGTTGACAAATACAGAGATGACGGCATGGACAGGCAGGAAAGACCTTTCCATACCATGAATATTTTCTATAGCAATGTTGATACTCTGAAATCTGCTCTGTATTTTAAGACACCGAAACCAAAGGTCACAAGACGTTTTAGGGATGGTGACCCTGTCGGCAGAGCAATCGCTGAAGTCATTGAACGTGCCTTGCAGTATCAGCTAGATATGTACAACTTTGACAGCACAATGCGTAGAGCCATAGAAGATATGCTCATTACTGGCAGAGGTGTTGTCAGGATGCGGTATGATCCTGTGGTTATCGAAGGTGAGCCGAAAAGAATTGACATTGAACAGCAGCCTATAGGTGAAGGTGTTTTCAGGTTTATCAACAGAGATGGTGAAGAGTTTACACCAGATCAGATAAAACAGGATACAAGAGGGCTGTTTGTAGAAGGTGAAGCAGAAGATGTTGTTGGGGAGCAGTCAATCTTCTGTGAGTATGTACACTGGTCTGATTTTACGATTGAACCGAACAGGGTATGGGATGATGTCAACTGGATTGCATTTCGTATCCTGATGACAAAACAGCAGTTGATTGATCGATATGGTGAAGAGACTGCAATGAATATACCTCTGACCTACAGGCCTGATTACTCATATAACACTGAAAACGAAGCAGAGACAGATAGAGCAGAGGTATATGAAATCTGGGATAAACGTTCTTCAAAGCAGCTATTTGTTGCTATGGGGCATGATAAGATACTTGAAGAGAATGATGATCCCTATAACCTGATGGACTTCTGGCCCTGTCCAGAGCCTATGTATGCTGTGAGTACAACAACCACAACAACACCTGTACCAGAGTTTATGATCTATGAAGATCAGGTAGCAGAACTTGATCTGATTACAGGAAGAATTGGTGTATTGACTGAAGCCTTGAAAAGAAGAGGTGTCTATGATGCTTCTTTCTCTGAGCTTCAAAGACTGGCTGATGCAAATGATAATCAGTTTGTACCAGTTGACAATATGGCAATGCTGCAGGCAGGCGGTGGTTTGCAGAACGTTATGCAGGAAGCACCACTCGCAGGTATTATCCAGGCTTTACAGCAACTGTATCAGTCAAGACAGGTTATAATACAGACCATCTATGAGATTGTCGGTATATCTGATTTGATGCGTGGTACTTCTGCAAGCAGAGAAACAGCGACTGCACAGCGAATAAAAGGGCAGTTTGGTTCTATGCGTTTGGTTAACAGGCAGAGAGAACTAGAGCGTTTCATGGATCAGATCATGGAACTCAAAGGTGAGATGCTTGTTGAGAACCTCGAGCCTGATGTACTGCAAAAAGTTACTTCTGTACAGGTAACACCAGAGATGGTGGCTGTTATGAGAAATGACAGACTGAGATGTTTCAGGGTTAGAATTGATACTGATGAATCACAGGCACTTGATGCTGCTGTAGACCAGAAACAGAGGACTGAGTTTTTGACAGCATCAGTACAGTTTCTGCAATCAGTCGGCCCATTGGTAGCCTCTGGTGCATTAGGATTTGAACAGGCAAAACAGATGTTGCTCTTTGCAGCAAAAGGTTTTTCTGGTGCGAGAGAGTTGGAAGAAACACTTGAAGCATTACAGCCGCCACAGCAAGGGCCGTCTCCAACTGATAAATTGGTAGAGGTAGAAGCTGCGAAGGTACAGGCAGATACACAAAAAGCAGCCGCAGATGCACAGGTAAAAGTCGCAAGATTGGAACTTGATCAACAGAAAGCAGAAACAGATGCAAGACAGAAACAGGAAAAACTTGAAATTGAAAAGGCTAAGTTGGTCGCAGGGTAATGGTTGATTTCTTTCCACAAGCACCAATGCTGCCTTATTACAAGTACTCTGGGCAAGGTAATCTCTTCACTCCCAGAGGGTATGCTCAGGGTACACTTGTTGATTTATTGAGCAGTAGAGCGCCAACAGATACAACTGAAGAACTATTAGAAGATACAACTGAATTGAACCAACCTACATTTGAGGAGGTGCAAGATAGTGGAACGCAAAGTTTTTTCAATGGTATGGATGTGCGTGAGGGCGATAATCTTTCTTTTGACGATCTCTCTGATTTATCTCTTACTGATGGCTTGTTTGGGGGGATCACAGTTAGTGATAACGCACCAAAAGGATGGAATACACAGCACCAGAGAGAGTTTGATGCCTTAGTAGCAGCAGGTCTAAAACCAAGTGCAAAATGGACAGGCAATGATTGGTATGTATTTGCAAAAGAGTTAGATGGTACACCATTTGGTGAGCCAGGTACAATGTCATTAGCTGACAGTTTTACATCTGGAGGCAAGTATGGTGGACAGCCTATCGGATTGTTTGGATCAATAGCAGGTGCAGCAACAGGGTCATTTAAACCAGATGAGGTTTTTCAGAAGAACCTTGCAGAGGCTTTAGGTACAGTCTCAAATGAAGAGTTTACAGAACTGCAACCTGATAGTTTTGGAAGCAAAGAAGAAGTTTTAACTGCAGGTACAGTGACTGCAAAAAGAGGCGGTACTGTTACAGCTAAAGAAGGCGGTACTGTAAAAGCAAAAGAACCACCTAAACCTGCACCAAAAACACAAAAACAAAAAACTGATGAACTTAGAAAATCAATAGAAGCTGCTGTAGCTGCTGCCAAACAGAAAGAAGAAAGAGAAGCAAGGCAGGGAACTAAATTTGACAGAGACTTTACCAGAGATAAAAGTGGGAGAAAATATTTCTAATGCGCAAAACATACGTCATGCGTGATGGTGAACTTGTAGAAAAAAAAACCATCATGGGAAAACGCCTGCAGTTGATCAGTGATATTGAACCTTATCAGAACATTGTTGATAGAGGTTGGATTACTGGCAGACGACAGCACAGAGAATTTTTAAGAAAAAATAACCTAGTAGAACTTGGAACAGATGGAGGCCAAATAAAAAATGGAAGCAGAGCAGCAAATTGATAGCACTGAACAGGAAGTTCAGACAGCAGATGAGCCAAAGACACCGACACTAAAAGAAACATTGCAGGCAGCAATGCAAGGTGAGGACAAACTACCAGAACCACCTGCCGAACCAATGCAGGAGGTGCAACCAGAACAAGACGCAGAACAGAAAGAGGAAGCAGCAGAAGAAGAACAGTTAGAAGAAAAAGCACCTGCATTAGAAGCACTGACTGCACCGAAACACTGGCCTAAGGAAGAACAAGAGATTTTTAATGCGTGGGATGCAAACGTACAGCACCAGGTCATGGAACGCTATAAAGCAATGGAAGGTGACTATACAAAAAAAACACAGGCATTATCAAAGTATAAAAAACGCAATGAAGCGTTAGATGAGATTTACGGCCCTTTTAGAGATGACTTTCAAAGGGCAGGCATGGATGAAGTCGCAGCAACAAGACAGTTACTGGCGGCACACAAGTATTTGAGGGAAGACCCACAACAGGCTATTAAATGGCTTGCAAAGTCTTATGGTGTTGATCTTACAGCAGTCAATGATGACACAGCTACAGATGAATACGCTGATCCTCAGATGAAAGCAATGCAACAGCAAATTGCCCAGTTGCAAGGCACTATTAATAATCAACAGTTACAAGCACAGAATATGCAGAAGCAGGAAGTGCAGACACTGATTGACAACTTTCAGACAGCCAAAGATGCAGATGGTAATTTAAAACATCCACATTTTGAAGCTGTGCAAAACCAGATGTCAGGTTTGATAAGTTCTGGTGTTGCGAAAGATATTGCATCAGCCTATGAGATGGCTGTTTATGCAAACCCAGAAACAAGGGCAAAAGTCCTTGAGGAGCAGGTCAAGAAAGAGACTAAGCAGGAGGTGAAAGCCGAAGCAGTCCAGAAGGCCAAAAAGCAACAAAGGGTAAATGTCAAAGGTAGTGGCACTCCAAGTAATTCAGGTGTTCCAAGTGGTATGACGTTGAACGAAACAATTAAATTTTCAATGAAACAACTACAAAAGGGGTAAATTATGACAAGTCCAAATTTGTCAGAAATTATCACTACGACCTTAATTGGTAGGGTCAATATATAGCGATATATATTACAAACCATGTGAACTCAGGGGAAGCCTAAGTCTTAAGATATGGTAATCCTGATCCAAGACCAGAAATGGTAAGGAGCAACGACTATCCTTTATGGAGTACACTCAAGTGAGTGGAAGTGCATGGCTCTCAGTAATGAGATGAAGATATAGTCTGATCTATATGGAAACATATAGCAGCTTAATAAGCGGACTAAAATTAACGACTTTAGTTGAACAAAAATGTGCGTAATCGATCTAGAACCTTGGCAGACAATGTGTCAAATCACAATCCTCTTCTAAACAGAATGAGAGAGCGTGGCAACTTAACACAGGTTACAGGCCGAGATATAGTTAGAGAGCTTGAATATAGTGATAACTCGACTGTTGCCTTTTACAATGGATATGAGGTCTTAGATACTTCACCATCTGATGTATTAACAGCGGCAGTCTTTGAATACAAGCAGCTTGCAGGAAATGTAACAATTTCTGGGCGAGAGCAAATACAAAACAGTGGCGAGCAAGCCATCATAAATCTTTTAGAAGCAAGAATAGGAAACCTTGAGCGATCAATGGAAAACTCCCTTGCAAGTTCTCTTTTCAGTGATGGAACAGGAACAAGCTCAAAAGAGATTGGCGGACTTCAGTTAGTGGTCGCAGATTCTGGCTCTGGAACAGTTGGGGGTATTAATTCAAGTACCTTTACATTCTTCCAGAATAAGCAGGCAACAGCGACAAGCAGTGCATTTAGTACAGCCAATATACAATCTGATATGAATAGTCTTTATATTCAGCTTGTAAGAGGCACAGATGCACCTGACTTAGTTGTAGCAGGTTCAACACCTTACACAACTTTCCTAGCCACTCTACAGACTCTACAAAGAGTTGCAGATAGTAGATTAGCCGATCTTGGCTTTACAGCAGTAAAGTATCTAAACTCAGATGTTGTCTATGACAGCAACTGTGCTGCAAGCAGAATGTACTTCCTCAATACAAATTACTTGAGGTTGGAAACTGCCGCAGGAAGAGACTTTGTTCCTGGTGAAGCTAAGGAATCAATCAACCAAGACGCTACTGTTAAATTAGCAGCTTAATATAGCAATATATTTCGAAAAACTCTTTGAATTCAGAGGAAGTCTTACTGAGATAACTCTGAGCCAAGCCCATATTGGGAAGGTGCAACGATCATCCAAGGAATTGGAGTAGGGTCAAGTGACCTGAAGCGGAGAGCATCCCACAGGGATGATGATATGATCTGATCTGCATAGCAATATGCAGCAGCCGTAAGGCGGTCTAAGACTAACGATCTTAGGTGAACATGAATGAGTGCCGATGTTTTGGAGCGGTAATTTAACCTGCTCAAACAGAAGCTTACAAGGCGTTTTACATACTTAGGAGGGTAGAATGAGTTTCGCACCAGTATTAGGTATTGACCCAACAGCAGTATCAGACACTGCTGAGTTCTTATTAGGTCAGCATGGAGCGGTAGTTGGTTCTCCAACTAAGCTTTATAAGTATGTACAGTATGACACAGGTTCAGCAGGAGCAGCAGCCGTAGCAGGTGAGGTTTCATATTATTACACATTAGATGGGTACAAAAATAATGTTGTGACGAGTGATCTCTCTGACTCAGTTGAGATTGGAGCAGGTGTTCTTCAAGCTGTGATGACTGATGGGCAATTTGGTTGGATTCAGATTTCTGGGCCTGCCACTTTGACCATTGCATTGACCGCAGGAGCAGATGGTGACCCATTAACTCCAACAGGTTCTGCTGATGGTACATTAGATGTCAGTGCTGATGTTACAGATAACGTCTGTGCAATCGCAGGCGATATATCTGACAAGGAAATTATTTGTACATTTCCTTTATAGCATACGCAAATCAACTAGGAGCAGGGCAACTTGCTCCTTTTTAACCTTATGGGGGTAAAATGAAAGTACAGTTTTATAAAAAAATGTTCAATGGTGAGATGCGTGATTTTGCAAGGATACCAGTAACAGATACAAAAGATATTCTGGAAACACCTGTCAGGGCAAGTGACGTGCAACGCTTTCCTAAAGAATGGGCAGAATTCAAACAGAACGAAAACAAAAAAATCACTGGTACATTGATGAATAAACTACCAGGCATATCAGAGGATAAGAGAATTGAACTTGAACTCAAAGGTATTAAGACAATTGAGCAGTTGGATAAGGCAAAAACTGCAATCTTGCAAAGCATGGGTGATGTCTATGTTTCACTACAAGAAATCGCCAAGCTACATGTCAAAGCCAACGCCAAAAACAGCACCAAGAAAATACAAGAAAAGAAAGACAAGTAAAAAATGACCTTGCTTAGTATTTGCCAAAATGTTGCTGACTTTACAGGTTTTGAAAGGCCAGTAACAGTTGTCGACAACACAGACCCAATAGCAAGGCAGTTATTAGCACTTGCACAGAGAGAGGGTAAGCAGTTGATGCGTATGTCAGACTGGGCAATACTCAAAAAAGAGCATACCTTTTCAACATCTAACGGAACAGCAGCCTATGCCTTGCCAAGTGATTTTGACAGGCTTGTACTTGAAACATCATACAACAGATCAGATAATGATATATTGACTGGCCCTATAAGCAGTGCAGAATATCAGCTAGTCAATCATGGTATGGCTACGACAGGAACAACAGAAAAGTTTAGACTGAAAGCAGCATCAAATGCTTTGAAGTTTGAACTTGACCCAACACCATCATCAACACAGACTATTGGCTTTGAGTATGTATCAAGCCAGTTCTGTCAATCATCTGGTGGAAGTGGGCAGGCTGCATGGGCAGCAGATACAGATACAGGTATACTTGATGAAACAACTATGGAAATGGGTATCACCTGGCGTTTCAAACAAGCACATGGATTAGATTTTGCAGAGGATTTTAGACAATACCAGTTAGAGGTCAGACAGGCTATTGCTAGAAATGGCTCTGCACCAATATTGCAACTTGACGATGCAAGAAAACTTATCGTAGGGCCATATCAGACAGATGGTAATTATGGTATAAGTTAATGCTGCAACCACTTAGATCAGCAAGCAGATTTAAGGTAAGGTCTGCATCAGTACCTGCACCATTTGGAGGTTTGAATAGTCGTGACTCTATCGACCTGATGAGGCCAACAGATGCAATTGTTATGAACAACTTTTTCCCAACTGTGGAAAAGCTGACATTGAGAGAGGGCTATACAAGTTTTTGTACAGGTATTGGTTCTGGTGATGTAGAAACATTGGTTGAGCATAATGCAGGTAGTAACAGACAACTATTGGCTGTTGGTGCAGATGGTGTTCTGTATCAGATAGATACTGGCAGTGCAGTTAGCAAGAAAACAGGTTTGTCAAATGGCAGATTTCAGACAACTGCATTTAATGGCAAAACAATATTCGTCAATGGTGCAGAACAGTTTTCATGGGATGGCAGTAGTGCATCAGATATATCTTTGACATTATCTGACAGTTCATCACAAGGCACAATCAAAGGTGTTCATGCACATAAAAACAGAATTTATTATTTTAGAGGCACAGATCAGAAGTTTTATTATTCAGCAACAGTAGACACATTTGCAGGTAACTTTACAGTTTTTGATTTATCTGTAGTAGCTGACAAAGGTGGTAACATTGTCTCAATGGGTACAGTCACTATAGATGGCGGTGAGGGTGTTGATGACCTACTGGCAATCATACTGGCATCAGGTCAGGTGCTTATATATAGTGGTTCAAACCCTAGTAGCGGTTTTAGTCTGATTGGTACATTTAGAATTGCAGAGCCAATCAATGAGCCAAGATGTATTGCAAAGTTTGGTGGTGATCTAGCTGTATCAACCAAAGAAGGCTATATAGCATTATCACAGGTTATTAAGAACGATATCATAGGACAAAGAGCGGCAGCCTTATCAGAAAAGATAAGAGGTACAGTGATTGCACAGGTTGCTTTGACAGGTACATCGACAGGGTGGCAGACATTTGTTTCTCCTGATGGCACAAAAATATTTTTTAATTATCCAACAGGTGATGGTACTGATCCATATAATCAGCACGTCTTTAACCCTATCATAAATGCCTGGTGTAACTTTGATTCTATACCTGCAAGAGTTTGGGGGCAGTTCAATGGTGATACGTTTTTTGGTGGTGGATCAGGTGTTGTATTTAAAATAGGTGGTACAGCAGATGTAGATGCAGCTATCACAGGAGATGTTGCCACAGCATTTAATTATTTTGGTGACAGAGCATCAATAAAAAGATTCACCTCTGTTGCACCAATGTTAGAGGCAAGCACAACAGTCAGTTTTGATTTTGGTATTGCAGTTGATCAAGAACCTGTGGCTGCACTGAATCTAAGTACAACAAGTTTTGCATCTGAGTTAGCCACATGGGATGTTGCTACATGGGATGATTTCTATTGGGCAGATACCGCAGGTGCAGGCATAACACAAAGACGTAAATCAACAAGTAAATTAGGAAGGAGTGCAGCTTTGAGAATAAAGGTTGCTTCAAGCACACAAGCAGTCAGCTTTATTGCTGCTAACTTTACATTTACACCAGGAGGGCCATTCTAATGCCATACAGTTCAGGTACATTTTCAAGAGTGCATGACTTTACATCAGACAGAGATGCAGGGATAAAAATACAGGCTTCAAGGACTGATGCAGAGTTTGATGGTATAGCCACAGCACTTTCAACAGCCATATTAAAAGATGGTACACAGACAACCACAGCGATAGTACCTTTTGCATTTGGCATATCCATTGTTGACAACAAAGCCATTACTCTTGGCACAAACTCCGATATTACAATACAATATGATGAAACCACTAATGACAGTTTAGAGATTGCTGCGGCAGTCGAGGGTGCTGCATTAGGTATTGTACTTAAATCTGATCAGGGCGATGACAATGCAGATCAACACAAACTATCTATTGCAGATGGTGGTACTCTTACATTAGCAAGCAAAATATCAGGTAGTTTTGTCACTTACCTTACACATACACCAAACTCAACAGTTGCAAGTTCAACATTAGCAGTTGCAGGTAATCTTACTGTAGGTGGTGATCTTACAGTTACTGGTGACGACATAACGATGGGTACTAACACAGCAGGCAACTTGCTTATTGCTGATGGAACAAACTTTAATTCTGTTGCTGTAAGCAGTCTTTCAGAAATAAGTAGTATTGCAAATGATGACGTATTTATTGCTATAGACACATCTGGAGGTGGTCTTAAAAAAGTAGCTAGAAGCACAGTTGTTGCAGGACTAGCTACGTCAGGAGCAATTTCTAATATCGCTGACGATAGTACACCACAGTTAGGTGGTGATCTTGACATGAATGGCAATGATATTGTTACAACTTCAAATGCAGATATTGAACTTGCACCAAATGGTACTGGTAAAACTGTTCTTAAAGGGAACACAAATCCAGGCACTATTGTTTTTAATTGTGAATCAAACTCACATGGGCAAACAGTAAAATCTCAACCACACTCAGCAAGTGTAACTAATACCCTTACACTACCGCCAGGTGGTGATCAAGAAATTGTAGGATCAACAGCAACACAGACACTTACAAACAAAACTTTAACCTCACCAACACTAACAACGCCAGTAGCAAACGCAGGAATACAGTTAAAAAATGGTGCTACAAGTGCAGGGTTTTTAGAATTTTTTGAAGATAGTGACAATGGTACAAATAAGGTCACATTAATAGGCCCTGCATCAACTTCAGATGTAACCCTTACATTACCAAGTTCTGCAGGCACGATTGCAAGAATTGCAGACATAGCAGATGAAGCCACAGCATTAGCAATAGCATTAGGATAAGGAGAATAAAATGGCAAATACATTTAAGGTAGTTTCACATGATGTGATGCCTGCTAGTGCAGGAACACCAGAAGATCTTTATACAACACCAGGAAGCACAACAACTGTCGTTGTAGGTCTGTTATTGGCAAATGTGCATACTGCGCAGGTTACAGCAAGTGTAAAACTTGTTTCTGATACAAGTGGCGGTGGTAGAGCAGCAACTAATACAACAACCTTTTTGGTCAAATCAATACCTATACCTGTGGGTGGCACTAGAGAAGTTCCTCTTGGTGGTAAGCTTGTTTTAGAGACAACTGATAAAATACAAATTGATTGCAGTGTTGCAGACAAAGTAAGTGTGACTATGAGTATTATGGAGATAACATAATGAAGACACCAGAGTTCCAAGGAATACATCTATGGCAAAGATTGCATTGGGCAAAAGAAAACCTACAAAAAGTGCAATCAGATATCAGGGTTGTTTATGAAGACCCAGAGGATATGGAAAACCCTGCAAAGATATTAGTGCCTGACCCTAATTGGATGGCTTGTGCATTACAGGGTGGCATACTACCACCTGTTGAGGTTTATTGGGAACTTGCAAAAGATGAAGCACAGCCAGATTTTGTAAAGCATACTAGAGGATATTTGTTGCATGATACAAAACCTGTTGAAGCAATGACAGAGGAACAAGCAATAGAATACCTTATCAAGAAAGATATTCCACAGAGAGTTTGGCAAACTTGGAATGAAGGCAATAAACCAAAGATGATTATTTGCCGTACACATCAACTGCCAGAACATCGTCAATGGCGTAACGCATGGCAAATAAGACAAGACATAGAACTAGCAGCATAGGAGAAAATTATGACAAGTTTTATTGTAGATAAGGATGGCAACCAGATTGATGCTTCAACTGTTTCATCAAAGCCATCAGACCGACATTTTAGAAATGCTTGGGCAATTTCTGGCAAAGTAATTTCTGAAGACATAACTAAAGCAAAAGAAATATTTAAAGATAAAATAAGGGAAGTTAGAAAGCCTTTATTAGAAGCTGAAGATGTAGCTTATATGAAAGCTTTAGAAGCAGATGATGCAACTGCTAAAACTAACTCAGTCAATAAAAAGAAAGCATTGAGAGATGCACCTGCGGCTAGTGCAATAACTAATGCAAATACAATAACCAAATTAAAAGCTGCGTGGGATGAATCAGTACTAGGTAAAAGTCCTTACGCATAAGGAGTAAATAATGAGTCAAGATGATTATATTGGCAAATCTGGAGAGCAAACCAGTTATGAGTCAGTTGTAAGACAAAATGAAAATCAGGTTGTTGCAAGCTTTACTATAGATGCAAGTAACAATGGTGTTTCAGCAGGCCCAGTGACTATTGCAACAACTGCTACAGTTACTGTAAATGGTTATTGGAGTATCGTATGAGCAGTCAGCTAAATGTAGATACAATCGTAGACAAAGCAGGTAGTGGTGGTTCTAATATAAAAATTGCTAATACTTCTGTTACAGTTTCAGAGGGCGGTGCTGCTACAACAACTACTGTGCAGGGGTTGTCTAAAGCATATGGGTATGCCCAACAGAGAACATCCACAGTAGAACTCAAAGACAGCTTTAATATAAGTTCATGGTCTGATGATGGCACAGGAACAAGCACTTGGAATATTAATTCAAATATGGCAAATACTACATACACACCAGTAGTCTCTTCATCTTATGATGCAACACAAGGCAGCTCTCAAACAGGTTGTGATGAAGTCTGGATTACTGGTGCAGGAGTTTTTAAGCAGGACACATTTTTTGGAAATGGTACTTATTATGACACTGATTATGTCTTTGCAACAGTACACGGAGACTTAGGATAATGGCTAGTGAATTAGAAGTTGATAAGATATCAGGCACAACCACAGCAGGTTCAATCTCTGTTACAGGAGAGGGCAACAGTACAACAACAAACTTGCAACAGGGTTTGTGTAAGGCTTGGGTGCAATTTGACGGAACAGCAACTGATGCGGCAGCACGAGACTCAAATAATGTAAGCAGTATGACAGACCACTCAACAGGAACTTATAGTGTTAATTTTACAAATAATATGGCAAATGATGATTATTCTTTTGCAATGTCAGGAAGTCAAACTGCCACAGGACAACCAATTTCTACAGGAGATAGTGGACATCAAACTGTTGTAGCTGTAAGTTCTTTGAAGTTTAGTTTGGTTGCCACTGGAACATATTCAGTGACAGATTGTAATATAGCAACTGCTATCATTATAGGAGATTTAGCATAATGGCAAGTGAACTAAGAGTAAATACGTTAAAGGATGCAAGTGGCAATAACTCTATTGGGTTAAGTTATGTTGCAGAAGGCAGTGGGAAATCTTGGTGGTGTTTGACAGGGGGTAATGCAACTGTAAGTGATAGCTTTAACACAGCAAGTGCAACAGATAATGGAACAGGTGACTTTTCAACTACCAGAACAAACAATATGAATAGTACACATTATTCAGCTAGTGGTGCTTGTGGTAGAGCAGGTTTTACTTATAATTCTGGTAATTTAGAAATGCCTATTGTTTTTCCTACAACTTCTCTTATACGTTTTTATACTAACAATTATGCCATCACTAGTTACCCACTTATTGTTCCTTCTTTAGCGGATAACCAATATATTTCAGGTCAGATAGATGGAGACTTAGCATGAGTAAAATTTTTATTGACAATGAAGAATATAAACTTGACGATTTGTCAGATAAAGCTAGATCATATGCTGAACACTGCCATGACTTACAGAGAAAAATTGTTAATGCACAGAAAGATTTAGAGCAATTAGTTACAGCAAAGAATACATATTACAATGCCCTTAAACAGGAATTGGAAACACCACAAGCGGCTGAGTAATGACTAGAAAATCTGTGCAAAATGTTGAGAGTGATCTGCGGTCACATGAAAGAGAGTGTGAGATACGCTATCAGTCTATACTGTCACAGTTAGAAAAAATGGATAAACGAATTTTTAGAATGGAAGGGCTTATATTAGCAAGCACAGTGACTGTCTTTGGCAGTGCTGCAAGTTTGTTCGCAATTCTTCTAAATTAATTAGAAAGATGAACAAATGCTTGTTGAACTTGCGGCCATAAATGCTGCTATAGGAACAATTAAAAATACTATTGCTCATGGACATGATCTTTCTAAAGCAGCAAGTGCGATTGCAAAATTTGTAACTGCTGAAGAGGACATTAAAGAAAGAGCTAACGCAAAAAAAAATAGTATTTTTAGTAAGCTGTTAGGCAAAGATACTGCCGACTTTGAAGAGTTTATGCACCTAGAAGAGATTGCTCAGAAGAAAGAAGAACTGCGTGAAATACTACAGCTATATGGCAGACCTGGTATGCACAATGATTGGATTAAGTATCAGTCTGAGGCCAGAAAGCAAAGACAGAAAGCTAAAATAGAACAAAAAGAAGCCTTTGATCGTCTTATACGCAACATAATGATTTCAATATTAATCATTGTAATTGTTGGAGGTTTATTGGTTGTTGCATGGTTTGCTTACTTTCTTAAAGGACAGCAATGATTCAGTTATTGTTAAATAGAGATGACTATGTTTCTGCATGGCTGCAATCAAAGATACCTGGCATTAGAT